TTCTCTTCATTAAGTGTATTATTATCATTACTTGACATATAATAATAATACAGAAAATATTATTACAATTATTACCATTTTCCTTTTCTAACATTTATTCTCGGTCCAGCTCCTCGTTTTTGAACACTATTTGGGTCATAAATATCATCTTCCTCATCACTATTGATATCTTTAGATAACTCCCAAAACTCCTTTGAACCTAATCTAAAGTTTACATGATTTGCTGCTTTATACCAAAATATTTGGTCTTGTAATTTATTAGATTTGGAATTGTTATTTATAACTAAACATTCAAAATTCTCTGTACATTGGTCCATAACTTGACAAAATGATTCGAATGTAGGAAACATACCGGCATAATTTTCCCAGATTCTTCTTCTGTTAGCAATATAAGGTTCACGAAGTATAAATACATAATCAATATTTGTTCTTAAATTTGGAGGTATACCTAATGGATATTGCATTGTAATTATCAACATAACTTTCCAATGTCTACCATTCATAAATAACAATCTCATCATCTTGTCTTTTGTCCATTTATTATCATATAAACAATCGTCTAAAATTACAAATGCTCTAGGGTCAATACTAGTTCTTTTATATGCCTCCATTTCCTTTTTAATTTGTTTCATTACTGTTTTTTGTCGCTTAAGTATATTTTCTATAATGGCAGTATTGTATTCATCATGAATAAATAATTTTGGAACATGAGCAGCAAAAAAACCATTTCCCGCTTCTGTTCCGGATATAACTGTTCCAATAGGAATATCTTGATGATAATATAGTAAATCTCTCACAAGAAAACTCTTTCCAGTATCTCTTCTACCAATTAATACTACAACTGGACCTTTATTTTCATCAGGACGGAAACTAATATTCTTCATATCAAATTTTTTCAAATCTAAACTCATAATTATGATTACAGAAGAAAAAAATTATTAATGAAATACGAAAAAAATAAGTTAGAATTAAGTTTTATATTTATTATAAGAATTATAAAGAATGGACTTTTCTTTGTATTATCGAAAACCAAAAAATAGTGATTTATTTCATAGTTTAGAAGAATCTCAATTAGGCCTTAATAACTTACAAAATTATGTGCCGTTATATGAAAAGTTTTTTTCACTTAATACATCTAATTTTAACAGTATTAATTTGAATCAAAAGTATTATCTTAATAAAATTAATCATACTTTAACAAAAAACACATTAAATGTTAATGTAACAGATAACTCAAATAATAGCATACAGCGAGAGATATTTTGTAAATTCTCTCCATTATTAGATCCATTAAAATTTTTAACTGGAAAATATGATTTATCAGCAAATATACCTATAGAATTACCAACATATAATTCCAATAACAAATTTCCTAAACTATTGGATAAGAACAATAGTGCTTATGTAGATGCTTTTTTTACATATTTATCTAGCCAATTGCTTCATCAAAACAATTTTATAAATAGTATTGATTATTACGGAGCTTTTATAGGTAACCAAGAGAAATTTTTATATAATATTGTAGACGATCTTGAATACCTAAATGATAATGATTATTTTCATAATAATAGAAATGTGTTTTTTAATCTAGAAACAGATGATTATAGTGACTATTTTAATATACATTCTAGAACAAATAAAAAAAAGATTATTATTAATGATAAGATTGATAAAATACAGCTAGATTCATTTAATAATGATGACTTTAAAATTTTTACACATAATAATGATAATGATAATGATACAAAAGTTTATGATTTGAGTGATGTATGTATTTATAACTATTCCTTGAAAAAATCTAACGATTCCGATTCAGACTCATCATGTAGTTCAAAATCATCAAATACAATGGATGAAATTAATAGTGATTGTGGGTCAGAATGTTCTGATGAGAATGAGGAGTCGGATAGTGATGACGGGGAAGAACATGATGTAATGTGTTCATTATATGATTTCCCTATTCAAATGATTTCTTTGGAGAAATGTGATAATACATTGGATTATTTAATGGAAAATGATTTATTAAACAACAAAGAATGGATTTCTTGTTTATTCCAAATAATTATTAGTCTATCAACATTTCAGAAAACTTTTTCATTTACACATAATGATTTACATACGAATAATATTATGTATATTACCACTGAAAAACAATTTTTATATTATTGTTTTAATGGAATTTATTATAAGGTTCCCACTTATGGAAAGATTTATAAATTAATCGATTTTGGAAGAGCTATTTATAAATTTAATGGACAAACAATGTGTAGTGATAGCTTTCACCAAAAAGGTGATGCTGCTTCTCAATATAATTGTGAACCATATTTGGATGACAAAAAACCTCGATTGGAACCAAATCCTAGTTTTGATTTATGTAGACTAGCATGTTGTTTATATGATCATTTTATTGAAGACCTGTTTGAAGCAGAAATCATTATTAAAAAGAATAAAATAGCATCATTGATAAATTCTTGGCTAATAGACGATAAAGGAAGAAATATACTATATAAAACAAGTGGAGAGGAACGATATCCTGAATTTAAATTGTATAAAATGATAGCTAGAACTATTCATAAAGCGGTTCCTTCAAATCAATTAGAAAATCAAATATTTAAAGATTTTATCGTAACAAAAAAGAAAATTAACAAATCTAAAACAGTTATGAATATAGATAAGTATCCTGTATTAGTATAATTGGAATTTTTATATAACATAAATTATATAAAAATTATTTAAAATGTTGGATTATCAACAAAAGCCAATGTGGTTTTTGAACTCCCGTTGATTTAGATGGAATATCAAATTGAGAATACAAATAAATTCCGATAACTGAAGTAAAATATACGACTAATGTTTCTTTTACGACATCTTTTAATGGTTTCTTTTCATCTTCTGGAACAAACTTCATCTCTAAAAATTTATACAAAAAGAACACAGTACATATGGCTAAAGCATAAATAAAAACTTCCTGCATTTACATTAAACATAAATAAAGTTACTATACTTTTAACGAATTATGTTAATATCTCAATCTCTTCTAATCCAAGAGGAACCTTATTGAGTTCTTTTGGTTTTTCTAAATCATGAACATCCAATTCAGTTAACTTGATTTTTTCTCCAATGGTTATTTTATCATCATCGTCATCATCTTCCATCTCTTCTAATTTTCTTGCTTCATTTCTCTCATTACTAATTTGTTCTAATCGTTCTTCTGTTTTTGGAGCAATAATTTCTTCTATTTTATTATCTAAATCTACTGCTCTATCAACATCATCAAATTTAATTGAGTCTTTTTTATCGTATTCGCTTTCATTTTCTAAAGGAGCTATCTCTAGAGGAGTTTCATCTATAACATTACTAGAATCCACAGTAACATCATCTACATTTTGTGATTCAACTTCTTTTTCTTCTACAGGTTCTGTCGAAATAATTTCTTCAGTTTCTTCAACTTGAACATCATCTTCAACTGTTTCATCAAGATATACTTTTAATATATCTTCTACTGGAATATTATCACGAATAGAATTTAAAATTTGTTCTCTCACAATTACTTCTAATTCTCTGTTATGTTTTTGAATTTGTAAAGGAGTTATATTTTTTTCAAACAAATATATATTTGTATACATCTTTCTTGCTGTGTTAATGTATACTTTGTGAATAAAATTTTCTAAAGAAGGAACACTAATATCAATTTTCTTTTGTTGATTTCCTACACGCATACAAGTTAGACTTTTCAACTGAATAATATGAACACAACTAATTAAATCAGTTAAATATCCACAATTACTTTTTTCTACAATTCTATTTGTTTCTTCTGTTACAATATTAGGATTCCACTTTGGAACTCTAGCTAAAAAATTTTGAAAGGTCATTAGATATTTCTCTAATTCATCATTTTCATCACATAATTTCCAAGATTCATCAAAAATCGATCTAAATCCTTCAATTACTAATGGTGTCAAAATGTTAATTAGGCGCGCACACCATTCATTTCTTGACTCTTGGAGACTGGTTATAGAATAATCATCCATTTACATAAACGAAATATTTTCTAAAGTATAATCCGAACGCTTTAATAAAAAATGAAGTATAGAAGACATTAATAGTTTCTCTTCTCTAAATTCTTTCTTAATTTTCTGAATATAAACCAAATATTCATATTTTTTTAATTGGTCTATATCTAAATCTTTAATGTATTCTATTATATCTAAAGCAGAATACCCTTTTTCATATAAATTTTCACTTATAGAATGAATATCTTTTTTGTTTATTTTTTCAAAATCGCCTTTGAATTTACTTTTTTTTTGCTTATTTAATTTTATTACAGAGAATGTTTTATCTAAATTATATTGATGTAAATTCACTTCTTTATTATTTACCATTGGTTGAGGAATAAATATTTCACAGAAACGAGACAATATAGGTCGTAATAATTTATATTTATCATCAACAATAATAAAAAATCTTGTTGAATGACTAAATAACTCAATACATCTTCTTAATGCGGATTGAGCATCAATAGTTAATTTGTCTGCGTTTAATAGAATAATGCTTTTAAAAATAGAACCTTCTTGTAAATTAATATTTGTTCTGGCAAAAAATTTTAATTCTTCTCTAATAAATTTAATACCTTTCCCGTGAGCACAATTAACAGTCATTATATAATTTTTAATCATATGTTTGTCATTTTTATAAACCTTCTTTAAAAAATTGAATAATATAGTTTTTTTACCGCAACCAGATGTGCCATGAAATATAATATTTGGAATTTTCTTATGTTCTATAAAATTATCTAATTTATCAGTTATATCATTATGGATTGTTAGTGACATTAATATATTAATAATTAGTTACTTTTTAACTAATTATTACTTATTTATATTTTCGTTTTATTGATTTATTATTTCTTCTTTTCTTCATTCTTGTTTTTTTATTCATTCTTGTTTTTTTCTTCATTCTTATTTTTTTTCCTCCTCCAAAATCTGCTTCATAGAAAATAAACTTTGGTATATCACTATTTGTGTTACATTCTAAAAATCCACATTTTTCTTTACATTCTGTCATTACATATATTAATCGTTCATCTTCGAATTCAGTATCAATAGGACATTTATCTAGATTTGTTCCACCCGTTCCAACAATATATTGTTGAATTTTCATATTTGATTCTTCATTTATTTTGAGCGAAATATTACCTGATTGGTATAAATGTACATCCGCGCATAAATAGAAGTAATTTACACTATCTTTTAATAACTCGTATATTTCTTTTAATACATTATCAAAATTTACAATATCTTGAACGATTTTATTTTCACTTTTTTTTAATTTTAATCCTATAATAGGATGATGTCCTATGATTATTAAATTTTTAATTTCACCATCATATTTATCTACAGTTTCTTTAATAAATTCTAGTTGTTGTGCTTGTAGTTTTTCAATAGTAATAGACTCATCGTGTAAAAAAGCTTTATAACAAGGTATAAACAATTGTGCTGTAGACTCATACATACTTGTATCAATCATTAATACCAAAGTTCCATTTTGTAACATTTTTTCATGTGATAATTTATAGTCAATCTTTCTATTGTCTCCGACCGCTATGTTTTCATATTCAATTACTTTACAATCATTTTTTAAAACAGAGTTTTCTAAATTATTAATAAAAAAATTATTCTTCCCCGTATTTGTTTCTAAATCATGGTTACCTAATATCATATATATATCT